TCCTTTGCTTGCTTAAGGAAAGCTTGTGCCGTGTTCTTCAATCCGTAGAAGCCACGCATGGTTGCCGCATTCGAGTCGTTGAGATTCGCTAACTGTTCGACGGTCGTGATGCCGAGTTGCTCCAGCTCTTTGATGCTCGCTGGAGTCATTGCTGGCCAGAGCGATAGCGGAGTTCCAGTCGGTACATACTTCTTGCCTGCCTTAAAGGCTTCGTGCTCGTGTGGGAAGCGGTTGATATAGAAGTCGGTTACTTCTGACCAAGCAGTTACTTCCTTTCCGCGCTCGCCTGGCAAGCGAACCGATATGAAATCGACGTTGATGAACTTTTTTAGCCCGTCTTCCGCAAGGGCAGTTTCTCGTGGCGAGTAGATGGCCTCGGTCTTGAACTCTACGATTGCGGATGTGTCGTCATTGTTGGGATGGTTGTAGCGACCGGTGCGTGGATCTCTTGAGTATTCGGCGTTGTCGTTTGCGAATCGATCGCCATGCTGCATCGTGTCGATCTTGAGTTGTAGTTCTTCAGGTGTCATTCCTGCTGGTAGCGGTGTTGTGGCGTTTGTCATTTATTTTCTCCTTGGTGGTATGTCCTCGTTCCTTTGAGGCATGTCCAGGTTTTGTTTGTCAGCCCCATGCCAACAGACTATTTATCGGAAAGTACGCGGCGCAAATAGAAAAGCCCACCGAAGTGGGCCATCCTTGTCAGGGCTGAGGTACTTAACCGTTTGCGTTCATGGATGGACGTGCAAGCTGAGCAACCAGCTGTCCAGCAGCTGGAGTGCCGTTGGCTGTCTTGGCTACAGCGCCGTCGATCTTGTCGCCTGTGACCACTGCATCATCTACGGTGCCTGGTGTGGCAGTCGAGTACAGAGCGGTGTTGGCAGCGACGGTGCCGCAGTTGGTGACTGCCGATCCGGAGATCTGGTACCAGCCGAACTGGTTTGCCACGTTTGCGGACATCGCTACGCCTGCAGCGCCACGTGAACCCGCGACTGTGCGTGTAGTGGTGGCTAGCTTCTGATCGAAGATGACCATGTCACCGACAGCGGTAGATGCGGCGCCCTTGAGGTACACGAACTCGCCTTCCCCATAGACTGGGTCAACTGCGCGAACGATAGTTCCGAGAGGATGATTCTGCACAGTGCTTGTCGATGCGATAGCTTGGTAGCCGATGATAGGAGTTGAAATTGAATATGCCATGCTGTGTTTCCTCCCTGATTAAGTGTTGCTGAATACGCCGTTGAAGCGTGATCCAGAGCATGTTAGATTGCCGGCCCAAACCAAAGTCTTAACAGTGGCGTCTTGGTTCACAGAACTCTTGTCATCCAAAGTTGTGAACTGGCGATCAGCGTGTGGACGGAAATGCAAATAATCTGTGTTGATGAAATAAGCCACGCTTGTGCTGATGCCAGCAGCTAAGCTGTCGAAGAACACTGGGATCTCATTGAACTTGATGGTTCCGAATCCAGCACTTGCCATCGATGCATCAGTGAAGCGCTGATTGACTTGCAACGACGCCATGAAGATCGAATACACATTGGGTGCAGCGATAATCACGTTTGGTTTGTCTGTGCCGCGAGTCATCGACAACACGAAACTGTTCCACTGAGTTTGGATGGTTGCTGCTGTTGCAACTCCGCTGCCGTCGACAGACGCTTGCCACTTCTGATTCTTCCAGAATGCGTTCGACGATACATTTCGGTCAATGGCGCCATACACGTTGGTTGGCGCAAGTGGTAGCGCTGCCGCAAGGCCGGTTAAGTTCTTGCCGCCGTTACCTGTTCCGTCAAGATACAAGTCGACGTTAATTCTGTTGTTCAACGAAGACTCTGCTACCTTTACCTTGCCTTTGATAAGGTCGATGATTCGCTGCTTGCCGTTGTTCTGAAGTTGTTCGCGACCTGATATAGCGATCGGTGTTGCGTACTGGGCAAGTGTGAACTGCGATGCTGTGAAGGTGTCAGTCGCTGCTGTTGGTAGAGTGTCATATCCACTATACGAGCCAGTATTGCTGTTCGCTGTGTATGTGATGGTTTCAAGGATCGGATCGCCACCGGTGATCTCGATTGCGCCGTTCGCTTTCATGAACTTTAGAAGCGCGTTGTTCTCGGTGAGGTTGTCGGCAGCCGTAGGTTGATAGTTGGCAATTGTTGACGACGCAATGTCACCGTAATTTATGTTTGGTGATGGCATGAAGCTATCTCCTTATAATTTTGGTTTATGCGACAGTTTCTGTTTAAAGAAGCCGGTGTCTCCTATCGCTGTCGGGTGCCATCACTCCTGCTGCTTCCTCTACTCGCTAGGCTGATCTGATTTCTCAGGTGCGTGCTCTGTGAGTTCTTCAGCTTGTGCCGCTGGTCCTTCGCTTTGGTTCTCGACCTGTGCAAAGAAGACGTGTGTCAACAACCTAGGGTCGATAACGGGCACGTCTGTCGATTGCAAGACTGAGAGTGATATCAGCGAAAGTGTCAAAACTGCATCCTCCCAGTCATAAGTTAAAGCTATTTATCCTTTTCAATCCAAATCGTCAGGCAACGAGGCAAGAATGGCGTCGTCGAGGCTCATATGCTTCTTAGGGCCTGTTCCTGTGCGAATTCCGCCGCCTAAGCTGTTCTTGACTGAGTTCACTGGTTTCGGTTTCTGAGCAGGTGCTGCAGCAACTGCTGGCTGGGCCGGAGCACGCATCGCGAGCGCTTCCTTGACTTCAGTGCTGTTGTTCATCGCGAGCTGGTATGCCTGCGCAAGCTGCTGCTCTGCTGGCGCCGTCACGTCGACAAGCTCGGCTGTGATGATTCGACTCATCTGCGCGCGCAAGAAATCAGCGAACTCGTTCTTCGGATCTGCGAAGAAGCGATCGATAGCTGCCTGGTCGGCCTTGTCTCGGTCCTCGGTGGCAAGCTCCTGACGCAGTTGCTGCTTGATCTCCTCTGGGCTCTTCTGCGGCGCTGGTGCCGGTTGCATCGGCGGCATGCTCACGGCCTGACCTTGCGAAAGTCGACCTAGCGCAGCGATGCCCTGTTCGTTCAATGAGGTTCTGATGAAGCGGTCGATGAGGAAGGCACGATGCTCCTGCGGTGCAGTGGCAAGCGCTGCAGACACTTCCAACAGGTTCTTGGTGTGGGCAAGGAAATCGATGTTGTGCTGCTTCAGCAAAGGCTCGTATGGAGCTGCGATGTCACGCACGCTCTTCGAGAACTTTCGATCTTCTGCTGATTCTTGAAGCAGCACCGAGTGGTCGCGTTCTCGCGCTGCTGTCCATTCCTGCAGCTTGCGTGGCACGTCCTTCCATCTTTCCTTGAGAACGGGCGGCAGACCGTTGGGTGCCTTCACTGGCTCAAGTTTGTTGCCGCTGATGGGATCTACGTCGTCAGGCAGTGGCTGTGTAGGCTCGACGATGTCCTTTGCTTGCGGCGCATCCTTGACTGCCTGTGTTGATGGCTCATCTTCGGTGTCAGTAGCAGTCTTGGCCTTGACATCGTCAAAGGCCTTTTCAACTGCTTGAGCTAGGTCGGTTTTCTGTTCTGGTGCAACGGCAGTTGAAGTGTCTTCCTCGTCTGCATGGTTGCGGGTGGTGTCGTTGTCGACGTCCTGCATGGTCATGTCCCCTTGTTGTTAGGCGGTGTGTTTCTCGACGGCCGCTACCACCGCTTCATGTAGCGCCTTGTCTTGCTTGACCTCCTTGGCCTTGCGTTGAATCTCTGCTTCACGCAACCCTTCCTCGGCTGTGAGTGAGTTGGTGTCGCGCATGTACTTCTTCATGTCCTGGCCGGTCTCGATCCAGCGTCCGTTGCCGGAGGTCATGAATCCTTTGTGGCCTGTCCAGACCATTGCGGAGACCATCGGTGCGACCTGGACACGCTCGGTGGCCTTCTCGCAGCAGAAGGGTGTGTCGTCACGGTCGGCGATCTTTCGAACGAAGTCGTGCCTGCCGCCGCAGGCGTGGCATACGGCTGTGTAGGTAGGCATCAGCTGCTCCCTCCCTGTACCAGCGTCACGTGATCAACAGCGTTGCTGTGCACTGCGTTTGTGGCGTCTACGGCGACTTGCGCGGCCGCCACACGCGTGTCTGCTGCGTCCTTTGCGGCCTTCTGGTCAAGCTCGCGAGCCTTTAACTGGTTCTGCTCGCCTTTGAGCTGGTTTGCGAAGGCGTCGAGCTGGGCTTGCATCTGAGCAATGACACGCTTGGTCTCTTCCTGCATCTGCGTTTGCTGCAGGTCGGCAGCGATCTTCTGTTGCTGCGTCTGGGCTTTGATCTGCTCTGGCGAAGGCTGTGGCGGTGTCTGCGCTTTCTGCGTACCTGCTTGCTGTAGCTGCTGGAAGCTCTGGTCGAGTAAGCCTTCAAGCGTCTCACCACCCTTGTAGCCTGCTGAGACGAACTGAATCATTCCTAGGCCAAGCGGCACGATCTCCGGCACTTGCTGCGCGTATGGGAGGATCTGGCCGAGCATGGTGCCAACGGACTGGACGAGAGCTGTTCGCTCTGCCTTCTCCATGTTTTGGTTCGGCGTTTGGATGCTGTCGACGGAGACCTCAAGGACGAAGTCTTGAATCTCTTCTGACTTGATCAGGGCGAGCGCCGGCTGAACAAACTGAATGTCGGCTTGAGGGATGCGGCCGGCACGTGCCAGGATGGTCTGTGGGGTGTAGAACTTGGTGATCAAGTGGCACTTCAAGCGGAACAGCTCTTGGAGGTACAAGGCGATCTCGCGCTGGGTGTCGTTCAGACGCGATGTCCCGAACTGCTGCTTCGCTGCTGTCACCGCGACGTTGTCGTATGCCTGGGACTGGCCGCGCATGACATCGCTGATGCCTTCGATCTCGTAGATTTCAGCCTTCAGGCCCGCGATGGACTGTGCGATGAGCTGATACGTGGTGGCGTTGTTCTCAAGAGGCACAAAGCTCATGAGCGCGTTGAGGCCACCCTTCTCCGACATCTGCCCTGCCCAGTTCTTGACTGGCACGCCTTCGAGGTTGCTTGCGCTGGTGAAGATGTCCTGTAGCGCCTTGTTCTCTGCGTCGTAGATCCAGCGGACCTAGAATGAGTCGCTGACGCCGGAGAGGCGATCAACGAGCTTGTCGAGTTCGTTGTAGAGGTACTGTGTCTGCGAGTAGTCGCTGATGGCCTTTGTGCTGGAGGTGTCGAACCTTCCAAGCGGCGGAAGAGGGGTAGGGAAGAAGCCGCTGAAGTTGTTGGTGTCCTGCTGAACGTCGAGCGGAACACTGGCCTGCTCGCAGATCCAGTAGACGAACTGGCTTTCCTTGTCCCAAAGCTCGTACACGTCGATGGTCTTTTCTACGACGTGCTTCGGCTTCAGTGAGTTGGTGTTGTTGTTCTTCGAGCCCTGTGTTTCGCTGCTGCTGGCGCCGTATGACAGTGCCTTGAGTACTTCGGGCGGGCAGGTGTCTCCGAAGCGATCGCCAACGCTGTCCTTCGTCATCGACACGCGGCGGCCAACCCATCGGCAGTCGGTCCAGACCTGACAAGGTGCTGAAAGGAAGTCGTCCCAAGCTACGTAGTCGAGGCAGGCAAACTGGTTCTTGATTTCGCTGCCCGGTATGGCTTGCTGTACTGGTGTCTGCGTGAGCGGATCGACTGCTGTCTGGTACTCGGGTTCGCCTTCTTCTTGCTCGAAGCGTGCCCACTGGACGCCCATGCCAGGAACGATGCGATCAAAGACCGACTGCCTGAAGCTGGTGTCGAAGTTCGCCTTGCGCAGCTCGTAACTGATGTTGCGCTCGAGGATGTATGACGCGACACGGGCCACGTCGTCGCTGGCATCGTCATACGCACGCTTGATGACTGGTTTGGGCGTGTTGGCGTACAGCGCTGCCCGCTTGGTTTCGGTGTTGGTGAAGAAGAGGTTGTAGCGAGAGACACCTTGCGTGTTCTTGTCGCGCTGGTCTCTGTAGCGCTGAACGGTCTTGACGCCGCGTTCGTCGAAGTCTTTGCGTTCTTGACGAGCTGCATCGAGTTCACTGAGCCAGCGTTCCTGCTCGTCGCTGGTCTGGTACTGAACAAGCACCGGGTCTTGTTCGAATGCGTCTTCTGAGGTCTGTGCTCCAACGTCTTCGTTGTAGCTGTTGTTCTTGTTGTTTTGATCCACTAGTTAGATTGCCTCTATGCGTCGCCTTTCTCTCTGTTGTTGACGCTTGCGGTCTGCCCATGCGTCGTTGAGGGTGTATGCGTGGTTGATCTGATCTCCACCGATATTTATCTGATTCCTTGCTGCAGACACCTTGCTTTGGTGCCTTTCGCGTGAACGCGCCAGGTCTTCTGGCTGCAGTGCTTGGCACAGGTAGCGGAAGCCGTCTGCACCGTGTGACCACTGGTCGTGCTTCGGTGTGTCGCTGTAGACGTTCGCTTCACGATCGAACGTGCGTGAGTAGTTCTTGAGTGACTCCAGCCCGCGAGCGCACTTGTCCGCGTTGAACATGATTGGGTAGGTACGCAGCACCTTGCGCACGTTGTTCACGCCGTGGAAGACACGGTTGCCTTGGTCTGGGTTCGGCACTACACGCACTGGGGCGTCGTACTCGCGCAGCACGTTGATGACCGACTTCTTGCTGCGAAACGTCTTGTGGTCCGCGTCGTGCGGCAACCACCAAGTCCCGTACATGTTCGGGTCGTAGCGCAGGTCAAGCATCTGCACCACGTCGTCGGCATCCCGCTCGCGTTCTTCCCAGTAGTCGATCACACGGACGGCGCCGTTGACTACCTGCCAGAACCAGATGGATGTCGCGTCGTCGAACCCGATGTCCATGGCCAGGTGCACTTGCTCCGTTGGATCGTGCTGCACACGGCTGTCGGTGCCTGGGAGGATCTGCTGGGTGGCGTACAGCTCTGCGACGTTCTTGCCGAAGTAGCTGCCCTTGAGAGCTGCTTCGAAGCTGCATTCAAGCTCTTGGGCTTGTTCGTACTCGTCCATGTCGAGCCGCATGTCCTCGATCTCGGCTGGATCCAGGATGCCGCTCTCGGATGCTTTGAGCATCACGTAGAACCAGTTCTTGCCGCTGTCGTTGCTGGCTTGCTTGAAGAGGGTGTAGAAGTGGTTGCCCTTGCCCTTTGGTGTGCCTGTGAAGACAACCCAGCCCTTGTAGTCGGCGAGCATGGGGCGAATGATTTCCGAGAAGACGTTCGCCTTTACGTCGCTGTACTCGTCGAGGATGACGCCGTCGAGGTAGTTGCCGCGCAGCGCGTCCGGGTTGTCCGCTCCATAGAGCGTGATCTCGGCGCCGCCTGGAAGGATGACTTGGAGCTTGGATTCGTAGACCTTGACGCCAGGGATGTTGCGGACAGCAAGCTTCAAGCGACGCCACACAACGGACTCAGCCTGCTTGCGCAGTGGAGCGACGTAGGCGAACAGTGGTGGAGCGTTCGGTCTTGTGGCTTGCCAGTTGTTGGTGAGCTTCAGAGCCCGCCAAACCATGTCGTAGATCGCTGCTTCCGTCTTGCCTGCACGTCGATGGCAGACAAGGAATGCGCGCCTTTGGGTTCGTGCGTGGAATGCCGCGAAGCGCTCGTGCCAGGGTTTGTAGGGGAATTTGATCCTGGTTGGCTCTGTCACTCGAAGTCGTCCTCAAGATCGACTTCGACAGCGATATCTGCCTCTCTCGGAGGCTGAGGCATGCTGTGTTCAATGATGAAGTTTCCAGCAGCGACGTTTATGTGCGCTGTCGACTGGAACATCTTCCCCATTTGCGAGTAGAAATCACCCAGGTTTTGGTCAGCCCAAAGTGCTTGCCGGACAATCCCGCCGATTCCTTCATAGATGAAGCAGTTTGCGTCCTGCCACGTCTTGGCGTCCTTAATGGAGAAGCTGAATTTGTCCGGCGGCGTGTTGGGCATCAACGCCTTTAGCGTTTCTGCTATGGCTAAAGCTCGGTCCTCTGGATCCTGGCTGCGTAATCCATCAAGAACCAGTGCTATTTGCCTTTCAGTTAAGGTGGGAACTGCGAGTTCCTTCTTGTTTGTCTTCGCCATCCTCTGCTATATCCCCGGTAAATATGTATTTACCAAGGAAGCGAGAAAATGAGGAAATCAACAAGGGGATATTCACCAAAAATGCGGGACGTACGCCGGTTGCTCAGGGCTGCTGGCCTGCCTGACACGCTGTTTGACGCTGACTTCGAGCAGAAGGCCTTGGAGGCCGAGGCACGGGCTGCCGAGCTGAGACGGGTGTTTGCTGAGCTTGAGGAGTCCGAACGCTGGAAGGACGTGCCGCTGCCGTGGACTCGTCAGCGTGATCTGCCAGCGGACCAACCCGTGGACGTGCTGCAGCTCGTGCAGGGTGACCGTCCACTGTGGGTCAATCAACTGAAGGAGGTGCGCAAGTTCTATCGAACCGATGGCAAGCGCTGCCTGACACAAGAG